CACCGACGAGAAGGAAGTGGTTGAGTTCGACGCTGCCCCGCGTCTTGGCGTCATCGAGGAGGTGCTTGAGGAGACCGAGCGCAAGGTCATCATCTTCGCCATGTTCCGCTCCAGCATCGACACCATCCACAACTACCTGACCAAGAAGGGCGTTGCGGCCGAGGTCATCCACGGCAGTGTGAGCGCGACCAAGCGCGGCGACATCATCCACAGGTTCCAGACGCAGCCCAACCCCAGGGTGCTAATCATGCAGCCGCAAGCAACGGCACACGGGATTACCCTTACCGCAGCCGACACGGTGGTCTTCTATGGCCCGCTGATGTCTGTTGAGCAGTACATCCAGTGCATCGCACGCGCTGACCGCAAGGGACAGAACAGCGACAAGGTCACAGTGGTGCACATCCAGAGCTCGCCCATCGAGCGCAAGATGTTCAAGGCGCTGACGGCCCGCGTCGATGACAACGACCTGCTCACAGCCATGTTTGAGTCGGAGATCAGATCATGAAAGGAGGTACTTGCAAAAGCCGAAAACCCGTGTAAACTGTCCAACGCTTGACAAAACAACAGGAGAAAGCACATGACGGAAACTGAAGACGAAGTGGTCCCCATCGACCTCCTCGTGAAAATCCACACCAAGATCAAATCGCGTATCGACGCGCTGACCAAAGAGTATGACACTGCGGTGGATCAGCTCAAGGCTAAGCAAGACGAGGTGCGCTTTGCCATCAAAGACAAGATGAAAGCCCTCGGGCTCAAGTCTGTCAACACATCTTACGGGACGGTCTCCCTCTCGACTAAGGTGCGCTACAACACGCAGGACTGGGACTCGTTCAAGAAGTTCATTCTTGACCACCAAGTCGTTGACCTGCTGGAGAAGCGCATCGCACAGACGAACATGGCGACCTTCCTGTCAGAGAACCCGGGTGTTGTTCCACCCGGTTTGAACTCGCACACCGAGTTCGAAATTCGTGTAACCAAGTCCAAGTGAGTTAACCATGAGCAATATCACGCTTTTTAACGCCTCCAACGTCCCCGCCTTCGCTCGCAACAACGAGCTGTCTGAAACTGCCAGAGCCCTGACGGGCGGCAGTGCTGGTGCCTCGACCAAGCGCATCTCCATCAAGGGCGGTGTGTTCCGCCTTGTCTCTGGTGGCAAGGAGATCGCGTCGATTGATGACCGCCACCTCGATGTGGTTGTCGTCAAGGCAGCGCCCAAAGTCAGCCGCATCTTCTACGCAGGTGCGTACGACCCAGACAAGATTGCCGGGCCCGACTGCTGGAGCAACGACGGCGAGAAGCCCGACGCCTCGATCAAGGAGCCGCAGAACAAGACCTGCATAGGCTGCCCCCAGAACGAAGCGGGCTCGGGCAACGGCAACAGCCGCGCCTGCCGCTTCCAACAGCGCCTTGCTGTTGTGCTGGCCAACAACCCCGATGGCGATGTGCTGCAGCTCACGCTGCCGGCCACGTCGATCTTTGGCAAGGAGGACGGAGACAAGCGCCCGCTGCAGGCATATGCGAGGTTCCTGGCTGCGCAGACCCCGCCGGTCAACCCCGAGCAGATCGTCACCCGCATGAAGTTCGACACCAAGGCCGAGAGCCCCAAGCTGTTCTTCACGCCCGTGCGCTGGCTCAATGACCCCGAGTACGATGTCGTTACCCGGCAGGCTGAGAGCGACGATGCCAAGCGCGCCGTCATCATGACGGTGGCGCAGGCCGATGGGGTCAAGCCCAAGGCAGCGCCGATGGATATCCCTGGCAAGCCGACGCAGGCCAAGGCCGCGCCCAAGGTCGAGGCTGAAGATGAGGACGAGGCACCGCCGCCCAAAGCCAAGGCCCCCAAGGCCAAGCCGGTGGCGTCTGAGGACGACGAGCCAGAAGTGCGCAAGGCTCCGTCCAAGGAGACCGCAGTGCCCGCCAAGAAGTCCAAGCTCGCTGATATCGTCAGCGACTGGGACGACGAGTGATCTACAGGGGCGGCGCAAGCCGCCCCCCAACACAATGTCTTATTCACAAAAAACAATCGACGCTGTTCTGTCAGCACCCAAGACCCCGGGCAACCAGCTCGGGCGATGGGCCATCCACCTTGACTTCCCCGTGACCAAGATTGCGCAAGCCCTTGGCGTCACCCGGCAAACCGTGTACAACTGGTTCGTGGGCAAAGACGTTTTCGTTGCGTACCAAAATCGCGTGGAGCTGTTGTTGATCATCATGAAGTCCTCACGCACAGCCGATGAGGCATGGAGAAGAATATGTCACGAGTACAACTTACCAACATGACTGACGAGGAGCTCCTGCGCTACGCGTACATGGAGAAGGACGACGCCCTGGTGCTGGAGCTGTGCGCTCGCATCGCCCGCTTGCTCGACGAGAACGCCGAGCTCAAAGTACAACTGAACTTCAAGCCACACTAACCCCCGCGCCAAGGAGCCTTATGACACCGCTTGAGTTTCTAGCGGAGGTTCTGCCGTCGCCGGGTAACGGGTTTTACTGCGCCGCAGAGCTTACAAACAAGAAGTCACACGTATATGGGGAGACGCTGGAAGAGATCATGCCCACCATTGAGAAGTGGGCCAAGAAGGGCTACGACACATATTTCGCGCTGGGCACGTTCGGCACGAACAAAGACCGAACCAAGGAGAACATGCACGCCAGCCAAGTGCTGGCAGTAGACCTCGACTGCAACCACCCCAAGGACATCCCCGACGAGAACGGCGTCATCAAGACCAAGTCGTACCCCAGCGCCAAGGCTGCCGCTGCTGCACTGCACAAATTCTGCGAAGACTCCGGGTTGTCGTCCATAGGCGACCCCTGGCTCGTGCACTCAGGCGGCGGCATACACGCGTACTGGCCGCTCACGGACATGATGTACAAGGAGGACTGGTTCCCCCTGGCCAAGCGGTTCAAGGAGATGTGCTTCAAGCACGGGCTGCAGATCGACGCCGCTGTGACGGGCGATGCCTCTCGGGTGCTGCGCGTGTTCGACACGACCAATACCGGCATCAAGAACGGCAAAGCCGTGCGCGGTGCAACCCAGGTGCGGTTCATCTCCCAGGGCGACCGCTTCGCCGTGGACGACATCGACGCTGTGCTGACAGCCCAGGGGTTCGGCAAGGACTTCGTGCGCCCCCGTCCCTCAAGCGCCCTGGCGCTGCCTGGGCAGCGGCCGACCAGTGTCAACCCTCTTTCTGCCACAGCGCAAGCCATCATCGGCAACAGCGTCACGCGGTTCAAAAAAATCCTGCTCAAAACCAAAGACGGCAGCGGCTGCGGCCAGCTCAAGCACTACGTCGAGAACGCGTCTGAGGATGGCATGGAGCCGCTGTGGCGTGGCCTGCTCAGTTGGGCCAAGGTCTGCGTCGATGGCGACAAGGCTTCGGTCTGGCTCAGCGACCTGCACCCCTACGACCATGACCGGATGCACCGCAAACTGGCCGAGATCAAAGGCCCATACTCGTGCGAAGCGATGGACGACGCCAACCCTGGCGTGTGCGGTGGCTGCCCGCACCGTGGCAAATTCACCAACCCACTGGGCTGGGGCCGCGAGATCAATGCGGTCACCGAGGCCGTCGAGCTGGAGGTGCCGGTCGAGAACGCAGAACCCCAGCGCCTGTATCGCCCTGAGCCGCCACGCGGCTACGCGTTTGGCAGGTACGGCGGTGTGTTCATCGAGAAGGAAGAAGAGGACGGCGACGGCAACACGATGAAGCGCCAGCACATGCTGCTGCCATACGACCTGTTCCCCGTGGACATCTTGAACAACAACGGCGTGCACGAGGTTCACATGCTGGCCGTGCGCAAGGACAAGATACAAGAGGTGCTCATCCCTCAGAAAAGCATCGCCACCAAAGACGACACGCTCAAGCACTTGGCCAGCCAGAACATCTTGGCTGCGTTCGGCTCGGGCAATGACAAGAACCTTTACGAGTATGTACGCGCAAGCGTGGAGAAAATGAGTACCGAGAAACTACCCGTAACGATCCCCAGCGCCTACGGCTGGCAAGATGACGACAGCTTCGTGTTCAACAGTGCTATATACAAGGCCGGTGCCGAGCCCGTGCCCGTGCCTATCCCAGGGCTGGAGAACATTGTCAACAACACCAAGCCCACCGGCTCGCTCGATGCGTGGAAGGCGGTCATCAACATGATGGTGCGCCGCAAGCTGTGGAAGCACCTGACGATTTTCCTGGCGGGTGCGGCCTCGCCGCTCATGCGCTTCACGGGCCTGTTCGGCATCACCGTCCACTGCGCCTCGGCCGAGTCGGGCACTGGCAAGTCGTTGGCGCTGGACACCGCCGCCTCCATCTGGGGTCATCCGATCCACTACCGCACAGGCTCTGGCACATCAGCCGTGGCCATGCAGCAGCGCCTGGGGCACCTGCGCAGCATGCCGCTCGTCACCGACGAGATCACGACCAACAACCGCAACGACTTTGAGTGGTTCCCTGCCTTCCTCTTCAGTATGTCCGAGGGACGCGGCAAAGAAAGGATGGAGTCGGGCACCAACCGCGAGCGGTTGAACCTGTCCGTTTGGGCAGCCATAGCGTTGATGTCATCGAACCGGCCAGCCGTGGACTACCTGACAAGTGTGCGCCAGCACTCATCGGAGGGCGAGCTTCGCCGCCTGATCGAGATGTCGATGGACGAGAAGCTGGAGTGGGACGCTGCCGAGATCGAGATCATCAAGTCCTTGCAGCACAACTACGCCGTTGCCGGCGACGTGCTGAGCCGCTACTTCGTCAACAACCTAGACTACATCCGCCAGCTCGTGCCCAAGACCGTGGCGCAGATGTACAAGGAGTTCAACGCCCCCAACGATGAGCGGTTTTGGATGGCCGGTGCCGGGGTCATCATCGCTGCTGGCATCTTGTGCAACAGCCAGCACACCGGGCTTGCCGACATCCCGCTGCAAGAGATCATCAAGGTGCTGGGCGACACGTTCGTCAGCCAGCGCCAGAGCATCGCCAGTGGCAAGCGCACCGCCGAGGATGTGCTCAACGCCTACATTCAGGAGTACCAGGG